AGCATCCCGAATCGCTCCGCCAGGAGCATCTACATCACGAAACTCTCCTGGTTGCAACGGCTCATCATCGTCCCTGATCCGTAGGCCACGGGCCTTGAATCCTGCAGGAAGATTAGACAAAGTACCGGCATCTATTAATTGACGAAGGGCGACGGTAGCTGTACGCGATAATCCGCCAATCGTGTGAATCAGACCAAGACCATAAAAACCAAATCCGGGTAAAAACTTGTAATGTACAAAATATGTAATTTTTTTCTTCATCGGATCATCTTCACGATAATTACGACGAATAGATAATATTTGCCCGTTTTCCTGTGCGATCGTTACGATGTAAGGAATCTTAATTCCTGTCGCCTCGCCCTTATCATCCGTTTCTTCAAAACCCTCAAGATCCAGATCAACATGACACTCCAGCAAGGTGACATCATAATCAATAGAAGAAGACTGAATGCCGTCGATCATGGCTATTTCTTCGTCAACAGAGTTTTCATCATATGAGGAAGGCAATAACGGGATGTCTTGGTAGAAACCAGAAACCTGTAGCTTACGCAAATCGTTATATGGCATGCGAACAACTTGTGTAATATTTGGGCAGGTCTCTAAATCTCCCGCCTCGTAAGGGACAATTAGCTGTTCTACAGGAACAAATTTACTGACTGCACGGCCCAGGGCCTCATCATAATAAACCTTTTTAAAGGTTGACCCGGCCAAAGGTAAATAAAACAACATTTGATCAAATTCTGGAGTGTATTCCTGCATCACATCGGTGATGTAGTAATTCATAAAATCTTTAACACGTTTGGCCTGTTGTTCAAGATCTCTGGTTGGAGTCCCTAAAATAGCGGTTTTTACTGGTCCCGACGGAGGTAAAAGTTCATTAAACGCCTGCGCTTGAAATTGCGTTGCAGCTTCTGCCAAAAGCGGGTGCGTGACCCCCGAAGAGCCCCGGAACGGCAAAGTTCTTTCTTCATACTTAAATCCAAGTAATTCCAGCCCCTCAGAGTAGGCTTCTTCCCAATCTGATCGAGATGATTTGTTTGCATCATATTCAGAGGTCAGTTCTGCACTGATGCTGCCCAACTCTTGCGCGTCCAACTCGTCTACAAGATTGTCGTAAAAACCTGCTGTAGAAATAATATTTTTTGTTGGATCAAAATCAACAATAACATCGTCGCCATCACTGATTATTTCAATGTCCTCCCCGGTCATTGCTACACGGTCCGTGAACACATTTTCAGGAAGTTCTATTTCTAAATCTTCTTCTGGATTACCATCAATATTTACTAATAATCCTTTATCCATTAAAGAGACCGGTGGGCGATCAGAGGGTACTGACATTCTATTCTCCTAATCTTTCTCTTTCATATTGTTTTCTTGCCCTTTCTTGAGCAATATTAATTTGTTCCTTAGCCGCTACACTCATTACATTAAAAATGTCTTTTTTCAAAGCAGAGGTTTCTTCTGTGGTGTATGGCTGTCCCGCCTGAGACCTTAATTTCATCATTGTGCTAAGAAGATTTTCTGTAAGTTTTTCGCGTGCTCCGGGTAAAGCAATAAAGGCATCTACTGACGGAGAACTTAAATACTCTATTCGAGCCTTAAACTCATCCATGTCCCCCTCTTTAAATGCTTTATACATATCTAAACCAGTGACTGACGCTTCTTCTCTCGCTATATTTCTTAACATAGGGTTGAGCGTAGAATAATCTTCATTGGGCATCAA